TGCAAATGTTTATGCTTCCGTAAACGGAGTAACAGGAGCAAATCAGAGCTTGATGGCTCTTTGGACTGTCCCTGCGGGATACACGGCGTACCTGCTCCAATATGACGTATCTAACGGCACATCATCTCAAACCCCTGCGGTCTGCAAATTAATCTTGGCGGTGAGGCCGTATGGCGAAGTGTTTCAGTCAAAAGATGTTAAGTCTTTGACAACAGGAATGCATGTTGAAGAAACTTTTGCGCTTCCACAGAAATTTACAGAAAAGTCGGACATAGAGGTAAGGGCAATATCGTCCTCTGCTTCTGTAAGTTTTGATATTTCTGCGGCATTTGAGATTGTTTACATTAAAAATAAAGGACCGCTGTAATGCCTAAGATCGACAAGTCCAAGATGAAATGTAACAAGCCCAAACGTCAGGTATCTGGCGGCAAGAAGTTTGTTGTAAAGGCATGTGACAAGGGAAAAGAAAAGATCGTCAGATTCGGGGATGCTAATATGACTATTAAGAAGTCAAACCCTGAACGCCGTAAGTCTTTCCGTGCGCGGCACGGTTGTGACAAAGGTACATTGGATAAACTAAAGGCCAGATACTGGTCATGCAAAATGTGGTAGGACTATGAGCAAACCTTATTCACTTGTTATTTTTACAGCCGTTGTAGGACTTGCTTCTACAGGTCTTATCTGGATGATTTCTACGCTTGTTACGGTGGATAAGCGTACAGAAGTCATGCATGTTAAAATAGATCATTTAGTTCAGGCTGTAGAAAATCTGACAGAAAGGCAGGCAAATTATGATAGGCCGTGGTCAAATGTCGTTCCAGGTTTCAAAATCTCCGCAGGAGGTAACTAATGGCAGAAAAAAAGAAAAAGCTCGACGCTTGCGCAAGAAAAGTCAAAAGCCGTTACAAGGTATGGCCCAGCGCGTACGCCAGCGGAGCGGTGGCAAAGTGCCGAAAAGTGGGAGCCGACAACTGGGGCGAATCTTCTAAGAAGCGCAAACGCCCTGTTAAGAAGAAGTTAAAGAGCGGTGGGATTATAGCGTTTGGTTGTGGTTCTGTCGAAGAGGGGCGTCGTAAAGAGACGAATTTTTACTGATGGCAAAGAAAAAGAACTCATTACGTGAATGGTTCTCCCAGAATGACGGGAAGGGTTGGGTCGATTGTAAGACTGGCAAGCCTTGTGGTCGTCAGAAAGGTGAGAAGCGTAAGAGTTATCCGGCCTGTCGCCCTACTATGGCACAGTGTACGTCAGCCGCAAAGAAGAAGAAATCTTCCAAGCGGATTAGCTGGAAGAATAAAAAAGCTAACGGTGGATTAGTGAGGGTCTTTTGATACGCGATTGGGCAGAAGAGTTGGCAAAGCCAACAGAGTACAATAACGGGGTCGCTGCCTGCCCTTTTGCGTTGCCTGCTGTTATGGCAGGAGAAGTTAAGACAGTTATTACTGCGGATCTGTGGACCGAGGTACTAGAAGAGTGCGCCAAGTTTGCTTCGACAAAACATAAGGTGGCTATGCTTTTCAATTACGAGTACGAAGGAGAGTATGCAGATCTTGAAGAGCAGTGCATGTCTTTAAATAGTTTCTTTGCTTCCGCTGACATCGATCTTTGGTTGTTGTCATATATGGGTGAAGAGGTTGTGGTGTTTGTACAGCGTTGGAGTGAGCTAGAGAATGCTGCTGCAAAACTAGAGAAACTAGGCTATTATAAAAACTATGAGCCTGATGACTATAAACGGCATATACTGATGCGTAGACAAAGGAGTGTTTAAGATGCCAGGTAAAAAATTTCCAGACTTGACCGGAGACGGTAAAGTTACCCAAGCAGACGTTTTAAAAGGTCGCGGTGTCAAAGGCATGATGCGTGGCGGACCAGTTAAGATGATGCGTGGCGGTAAAGTCAAAGGCATGATGCGCGGTGGTAAAGTTGGCTTTGCCCAAGGCGGTTGTGTTATGGTCAAAACAAATCAAAACCCACATATGAGCTAAAACCATGACAGTTTCAGGTTCAAGAGACTTTAACTTAGACGTAGGTGAGATCATCGAGGAAGCGTACGAACGCTGTGGCCTCGAAGTTCGCACGGGCTACGATGCTCGAACAGCGCGTCGGTCATTGAACCTGATGTTCGCAGACTGGGCAAACCGTGGTTTAAACCTTTGGACTGTTAAGCAGGGAACAATTACCCTGACGGCAGGTCAAGCACAGGAAACGCTTACAGCGGATGTTGTGGATATCTTGGAAGTCACGCTGCGTCGGAGCGGCACAGACTATGAGGTAGAGCGGATCAGCCGTGGCGAATATGCTACACTACCAAACAAAACGACACAGGGCCGCCCCAGTCAGTTTTACTTTGACCGTCAGATTGATCCGGTTATTAACCTGTGGTCAGTTCCAGAAAACTCTACAGATCAGTTGATCTATTATTATGTTCGTAGGATCGATGACGCTGATACTCTTGTTAATACTACTGATATGCCTTTTCGTTTCTATCCTTGTATGGTGGCGGGGCTAGCCTACTACATGGCGATGAAACGTGCGCCAGAGCGGGTGCAGCTTCTGAAGTCTGTATACGAGGAAGAGTTCCAACGTGCGGCGGACGAGGACGAAGGTCGAACACCATTGAAGCTACAGCCTAGCTTGAGTTACTTGAGGGTCTAATGGCATACGCTAGCGGAAAAAATGCTTGGGGTATATCGGATCGGTCAGGTCGCCGTTACCGTCTTCGTGAGATGAAGGTGGAGTGGACGGGGGCCAAGGTCGGGCCAGACGAGTTTGATCCGAAGCATCCGCAGTTGTTTCCGCCAAAGGCGTATCCAGATCCCCAGGCGTTGAGAAATCCGCGCCCAGACACAAAAGAAACGGTTCAGGCGTATGTCGGTGTTCCGTTGGTAGAAAACCCAAACTTGAATAGCCCTCGTGGGGTCGGTCAGGTTGGAACAGTTACGGTGAGTACGTCATGAGTTTTACATACGCACAGCTTAAACAAGCTATTCAGGATTATACGGAGAACGACGAAACGTCTTTCGTAAACAATCTACCGTTATTTATCCGCCAAGCCGAGGAGCGGATTTTAAAGAACGTGCAGCTTAGTTTGTTTCGCAAGAATGCAACAGCATCTACGACAGCCTCGAATCCATATCTAGCAGTTCCATCGGATTACTTGGCTCCGTTCTCGTTGAGCTTGCGTGGTGCGGATGGAGATCGTTTCTTTATTGAGTTCAAGGATCCGAGCTTTGTGCAGACATATACACCGGACACAACCACGACAGGTGCGCCTAAGTATTACTGTGTGTTTGACGTAGACAACTTCTTGTTGGGTCCAACACCGGACACAACGTATACCGCAGAGCTTCACTACTTCTACCGTCCGCTAAGTCTGACCGCAGGTTCTGACAGCGGCACAACATGGTTAAGTGAAAATGCTGAAATGGCTATGTTGTACGGTTCGTTGATCGAAGCCTACATCTATATGAAAGGTGAACAGGACGTAATGGGGATGTATGCGGGTCGTTTTCAAGAAGCGGTCACGGGGGTCAAGATGCTAGGTGAAGCAAAAGAGACCACAGACGAATACCGTACAGGGAAGGTAATAAGGAATAAACAATAATGTTTAAGCTTAATTTAGACGTTGGAGAAGAACCTATCGTTGCTGTTCATACCACGGATGGCCGGGGTTTTACACCTGACGAAGTTGCAGAACGTTGTGTTGAAAAATTGATCAGCGTATCGGATACAGCGCATCCTGCTATCCGTGATCAAGCACGAGCGTTCCAAAAGCACATGGAGAAGGTGGTTGCATATTATATGCGCGAAGCTATTCGCAGCGACCGCACAACTGTGTATAATGCCCTTAATGATGCGGGGCATCCAGAACTGGCTGACGCAATAAGGAGATTATGACATGGCGATCACCCAAGCAATGTGTAGTTCCTTCAAGCAGGAACTGCTTCAAGGTAAACACGACTTCACGGCTTCTACAGGCCACTCATTTAAACTAGCGTTGTTCACAAGTTCAGCGACACTTGGTGCGTCTACAACAGACTATTCGACTACAAACGAAGTGTCTGGCACAGGTTATACTGCTGGCGGTGGTGCGTTGACAAACGTCACACCTACTCTTGATGGTACAACAGCGATCACAGACTTTGCAGACTTGACGTTCTCAACAGCGACAATCACTGCAAACGGTGCGATGATCTACAACACCACAACTGGTGGCGGGACAAGCACGACTGATTCTGTAATTATCTTGGCGTTTGGTGGCGATAAGACATCAACTGCTGGTGACTTTACTATTCAGTTCCCAACTGCGGACGCGAGTAA